ATACTTTTAGCTAAATTTAAATTGTCTGATTTTCTTTGGTAATCTCCCTGAATTTTAGCTCGCTTATCTTCTATCTGTTTAATATCACCCGAAAGTTGTTTTATATATTCTAAAGATTGTTTATAGCTAAAAGTATCTTTACCAACACCATCAGTTATATTTTTAAGGCGTTCCATTTCCTTATTCATCTCTCTTAGAGTTTTTAAATCTTTTTCAGTATATCTAGCCATCAGCGTTTCCTAAATATCAAAAGTTCTTTTAGGTTGTTTTTTTAATTTTTCAATAGCTTTTTGGTGCATTTTATCTATATTTCTCAAAGCTGTTTCAAGATCAGGATTATCTTTAAGTGCCTGCTTTGCAAATTTATTTAATCTTTTTTCTTTCCATTTCTCAAAAAAATTGAATAACATACCATCTCTCTTAGCCATTACTACTCTCCGTGTATTGTTTTTGTGTGGATTGGTTCAATAATAAATATCAACTTTCTTATTTTTTGAAGTTTGGATGAGAGCTTTTATTCTTACGATTAGCCTTTTCAATCTCCTCATTTCTCTCTTTGTAGTGCTTAGAAAGCCTTTTAAAATAAAATTTTCTTAAATAGATAGGCATGTTATACACTTCGGAAAATGAAAACATGCCTTGAGAATTAAAGCTTATTTGAAATAGTTGTTCGTGTATTTCTGTCTTATAACTAAGAGGTAGGCCAAAGAAACGTAACGGTCATTGGGACCGTAAACTCCTTTTCATTTCCTTCCGAATCTGTATATGTGGATGTCATGTCAACATCAGGCATTATACGAGAAACTTCGGTTCTAAAAGCCATAGAGTCTCGTGATAAAAATTCATTTTCTACAAAGGAATTTATACTAGCTCTTTTACTATCACCATCTATAGAAACTATCTGATATTTTAAACGTGTAGTTAAATCATAACCAATACCATCTCCAATTTTTCTATATCCCTCTATTTCTTTTTCTATTTCTTTCTCATCGCCGGATGTAAGCAATTTAAATGTTAATTTTCTTTTAGTAGCAGGTAATTCAAAGTCAAATTCATTAACACCTTTAGATACCTTAGACTCATCTAACTTCTTATCTTTCAACTGAGTTAAATCAACCTCTATCTTTTGCCCATCATATTCTACACTATACTCTTTACCATATGCAAGAATACGAGCAGCTATAAGAACTGCGTTTTTATCTCCGATTAGTAAATCATCTATTTTGATTGATTTATCTATTACTAAAGATTCTAATAACTTCTCAATCACCACACCTTTTTTAATTAAATTTGCCGATGTGAGGATATCCTCTTCTCTTGCCGTCATATATTTTATTTCTATTTTACCACTAGATAAAGGACTATCTGTTGGATATAGTAATCCTTGTGACGGCAAATCCACTACTTCCGTAGGGAATTTGACTTCTGCCATATTTTACTCCTATTGATTTATCTTAACTATAACTATTTTTTACCAAACTTTTCAGCAGCTGTAACTCCTAAACCGACAACGGTTATATACATAAAGCATTCTAATATCTTATCCTTAACCTCAAATGCTGTGAATGTATCTGCACCCCAACAACATATTAGCATAAAAAAAGAAGCGAAGCCAACAAATCTTTTTGAAGATATCTTGGCATCGCTTGATAACATTTCTTTTATAAATTGCATTCTGAACCTCTTAGAATTGTAAGATAGCGTAATCGTATCTTAGTGTTAGTGTTATGTCATTAGGTTCATTTGAATCCCAAGCCATATCACCGAAATTAGCAGATTGTATCATAGCACCTTTTAGTGTCCATTCCTCAACCTTATCACCTACAGGACCTAATACATTGAAAGTAATGTCTTTCTTATAGAAGTCTGAATACCCATCCCTACCGGTAACAGATTCTTTATGTAATCTTACCCATTCCATAACGGCTTGTGCGCCAGATGGAACAATTGGATCATAAAGAGTAACTTCTAAAGTATCCCAACTTCCCTTTCCTTTTACATATCTCTTTACATTGATATGATTTAATTCTATTTCTTCAAATGTTATAGATGGTCTTGCAGCAGTTTTTATTAAATATGCAGGTATCCCTTCAATATACATAATGAACCTATTCTTAACCTTTGGTTCAAAAGGAGTGAACATTATTTCGGAAGGATCTATTAAATCTGGCATTACAGTTCTCCTGTTAGTATTATAATTCTCATATATAAATATAAACATTTGAAAAAATCGTTAGAAGTTATTACCTTATTATTTCATAGTTTTTTTATAGTTTTATAGATAATAAAAAAGTGGAGATTTAAACTAAAACAAAAAACCCCACTATAAAAATGGGGTTTTTCGCACTTTGTATGTGAATTTACTGATTATTCAGGAAAAGCAGCGCCTGTCGGCAATACTGAGAAGTCCAAAATAATAAATTCAGCTGTTCTTGTAGGTTGAATGAAGATTTGACCAACCATCTGATTTCTATCGATAACATCAGGTGTATTGTTCGTATCATCCATTACAACTTTGAATGCACTTAATCCACTATTGGATTGAACTGATTCTAAGAACGGATTCACAATGTTTAAGAATCTACTTCTTGTAGATGAGTTATTCTGTTCAAATACTAAGTATCTTGAAGAACTCGCAATAAATTTCTTCAATCTGATTAGTAATCTACGAACATTAATCCTATCTAAAGCAGATGGTTTAGCCTGTAGTGTTTTTTGTCCAAATACTACAACTCCTTGACCAGGAAATGTTGCAATTGGATTAACCCTACCCTCATAAAGAGTATCTCTATCAGTATGAGTAAGTTTCTTTTTAGCTATCCTAACTGAAGTTAAACCACCACGATTCAATCCAGCAGGAGCAAACCATTCGTGAGCTACACTATCTGTGAAAGCAATCACACCAGGTATAACTACTGATGGTGGCACCCACTCTCCCTTTCCTGTATCGGGACTAGCAATCTTAACCCACGGAAAGTAAGTAGCTACATAGTTTGTATCTAATGTTTGAACATTAGCAACGGCAGTATCTACTGTATCATCCCACTTAGCAGAATCCATAACATAGAAAGCATCAGCTCTCGCCTCTACCTTATCTATAGCATGATTTGTAACAGATGGATGTAGTGAATGAATAATGCCTGGTGTTACCAACATATTAATATCAATTTCATCAGGATTACTTATAGTATTAATAGCTTTTTTATAAGCAACTGAACCACTTTTTGATGAAGCACTACAATCAAATCCCATTACATTAGCAGCGGTTATATCACCACCTGTATTAGGTGTAATTGCTGGAGACCTTCCATCAAAACCATGTTGCATTGGAACAGCAAACTTCAACTGAACCTTTGGAGATGATGTTGTAAGCTTTGAAGCGGCGAGAACAAATCCAGAATATTTAGCTATCTGATCTGTAGCATCACCCTGCGCTCTACCAGCAGCTGCTGGAGTGTTATGTCCATTAATACCTTCTGAACCACCAGCACTACCAAATCCATACATATTTGTCAATAGAAAATTAGTATTAATACCTGTAGTAGCACCTGATGGAATAGCAGATTGATATTGCTGATTAAGAGAGCAACTTATTGAATGAAAATATGTTTCATCTATTTTAAATCCATAAGGAACATCTGGGTTGTATACAAGCGGCGTTGTGTCTTTTGCCTGAATACTTGAAGTTGTTACAAATGGAACAGTTTTAGTAGTCGCAACCGGATTATATGGAGCAGCATATCCCATAGGCATAAGACTCTTATTACCAGTAAATGTTTTTTCATCATAATCACCAAGTCTGATATATTGCGATTGATTAGCATAATCACCATTTAAAGTTACTTCACCAGCAGCGCTTACAGTATTGAACTGATCTCCAATTACTTTTGGAGCGTAGTTAGATGAATCAGGATCAAAATTTAGTCTTGTAAAAGTTTCCAATGGAGAAGCCTTACCAGCACTAACTCTTGATACTGTAAGTGTGAATTGAGCATAATCCGGACTTGAATTGCCATTTAATGGTCTGGTAACATCAGAA